CGGCCCCCTCGCCACCCCCATCGTGAAGAAGTGGGGCCGAACGGTCACGTTCTACAAAGCCGGCGCCACCACCACCTACGACCCCGCCACCGGCGGCGTCACCGCTACCACCACATCCACCACCGCCAAAGCCGTCATCACCCGCGTCACCGTCGCTGAGCTGACCGGCCTCTTGCAATCCACCGACTACAAAATCATCATCGACGCGGCCCAAATCAACGGCGCCGCCATCACCACCCGCGATTCCTTCGGCTTCACTCGCGGCGGCTCCACCATCCGCGCCCGCGTCATCGACGTCACGACCCTCGAAGGCGACTCCGCCATCCTCCACACCGTCTTCGTCCGCCCGGAATAGCCATGGCCAAGCCCTTCAAAGACATCTTCCGCGACGTCTTGCTAGCCGGTGCCGAAGCCTCCCGCCTCAGCGCCACCCAACTCGTCCGCGAACTCCAAGATGCCAGCCCTTACTGGGACGGCTACTTCGCCAACGAGTGGGTCGTCCGCCAAGGCGCCGTCGACGTGCCAGCCGTGATCAAAGGCGCCGAACCCAGCCCCGAACCCCAAGCTCGCGACATCACCTACGCCACGGTCCCCGAGCCCAAACGTGAGGGCAACGCCTTTGTGTACACCATCGGCAACCAGATGGAGTACCGCGCCACCGCCATGGACCTTGTCCCCGGTCGAAACGCCGAGGGCAACAAGCGCAACTACGTGCCCAAAGGCTGGTTTGAGACGTACAACCAAGGCGGTGAGCAGCTGCGCGTGATGCAGCAAGCCACCAACAGGGCGTTCCGTGCGCTCGGATTCCGATGACCCTCCAAGCCATCCGCCGTTTCTACGAGGCCCCCCTCATCACCGCCTATGGCGCCCTAACCCCCGCCGTGCCCGTCTACGTCGACAACCAACCCCTCCCCGACACCACCTCCCTCTCGGAATACGTCCTGCTTCGCCTTTCCTTCGGCCTTACCACCGAGCCCACCATCGCCAACAGCTACGACTGGCACCGCGGCTCACTCGTCATCGAGGTCTACAGCGCCAAAGGCGTCGGCCCCGGCCGCGGCCAAACACTGATCCAAACCGCCATCAACACACTGACCGCCATGAACGCCACCCAAGGCGCCGCGGTCAACAGCGTGCGCGGCTCCATTGGCTCCATCGTCGGCCCCTCATTTTTTGCCCTCGAAGGCACCCCGCACTACCTCACTCGCATGAGCACCGCCTTCCAGGCTCGCTACACCGCCTAACGCGCAAAACGCGCGGGTCTCGTTATACGCAACCGCTAGCGTGTATGTGCCGGGCTGTGCCCGCCGTGCCCCCACACAGCGCCCCCACCAGCTGTCTTTAGGCACTAACCATGGCCGTAACTGTTTTGAGTGGCACCTCCGGGGCCCTCTATTACAAACCTGCCGGCACCGCCGGCACGTTTGGCGAATCCGACGTGAACACCACGTCCGAAACCATCACCGTCGAGACCTACCTGAACTTCAAGGTGGGTGACCCGGTCAAATTCAGCGTGGTCAACAGCCAAACCGGCGGCTCCGGCTCCGGCACCCTGCCCGCCCCGCTGTCCGCGGCCACCACGTACTACGTGATCGGCTACACCGCCTCGACCGGTGCTCTGCAGGTGTCCGCCACCGCCGGCGGCGCCGCCGTCAACCTGACCGACGACGGCACCATCGTCGCCCCCAACCGTTTCCAGGTTGCCTACGCCGACTACGCCGTCGTGGGCCAAGTGCGCTCGTGGAGCTTCGAGATCTCTCGCAGCGAAATCGACGTCACCACCATCGGCCAAACCCCCGGCCAGTACGCACCCTTCAAGACCTACATCAGCGGCTTCGCTGATGGCAGCGGCTCCTGCGAGGTGTACCTGACCGACGAGGACGGCGCCCTGAGCAACCGGATGATCGAGGACGTCCTCCAGCGTCAGCAAGTCGGCGCAGCCTTCAAGCTGTACACCGACCGCGTGATGTCCGGCGGCAGCGTCAGCGACACCCTCAGCCGCTCCATCTCGATGGACGCCGTGCTGACCAGCGCATCGCTGAACCTCAACCCCGACGACGCCCAAAGCGTCGCCATCAACTTCCGCCCCGCCGGTTCTGTCAGCTTCGACTTCTCCGAAACCGCCTGACGCCGCGCGCTACGCACCCCACGCCCCCGCCAGAGCGGGGGCTTTTTACGTGCTCACGTACGACTACAATGCGTAAGTACGTGCCCGCGTAGTAATGCCGGTTCCCACCAACCGCGCTATCGACCGCCTCCTCAAAGCCGCCGACCGCCGCCTCCTCAAAAAGTCAGTCACCCTCGGCAACGGCGACGAGTTCACCTTCCACCACTACCGCCTTGTGATGGCGGAACGTGAACGCGCCCAAAAAGAAGCCGGCAGCGACGACGCCGGCGCCTTTGCCCTGCAGCTCCTCATCCTCAAAGCCCTCGACGAAAACGGCCAACGCCTTTTCTCCCCCGGAGACATCGCCGTCCTCAAGAACGAAGTGGACGACGGCGACCTCCAAAAGCTGATGCTCGCCCTGCTGCAAGACGGGGAGGACCCCCTCGATCCCAAAAGCCCTAAAGGCTGAGCTGGCCAAGGACAACTGGTTGCTGCTGCAGTTCGGCATTGCCAAGGAACTTGGCATGACCCTCTCGGCGCTCCGCGCCGAGATGACACCGGAGGAGGTGATCGGCTGGTCCTGCTACTTCGGCTATATCAACGACGAGCAGGAAGCGGCGATCGAGAAGTCCAAGCGGCGGCGTTAGCAGCAATGCCGCTACCTAAGATGAACCTACGCAGTCAGGTGGCGGCCCTTGGCCAACTACGACGCCAATATCGTCATATCGGCCAATATTTCGCGGGCAACTAGCGAAATCAATAAGGTTCAGGCTCACCTGAGCAAACTCAACAACTTCAAGCTCGAGCCGTTTGCCAACCTTTCGCAGCAACTGCGCGCCGCAACGGCTGAAGCCTCAAAATTCCAAGCGTTAACTGTTGCCCACATCCAGGCGCTGGGCAAAGTCCTCGTTCTGGAGCGGCAAATCACCCGTGAGCTCGGCCTCCAAGCCTCCGCTCGCAACCTCATTGAGGGGGGCCAGCGCACAGCCCGCTCCGCTCGGGCCGGTGTCCTGGGCAGCCCCACCCAACTGCGCGGCCGGCTCCAGGAGTTCCGCGAAAACAGGAACAGCGCTCAGATCGCCCGAGAGCGCAACGCCGAACTCCAAGCCCAGGAAGCCCGCCTGCGCGGCTCGTCCTACGGCCTAAACCAAGTTCCCGCCGGCGGCCAACTCTTCCCCGGCGGCAACACCGCGACGGGCTCCTCGCAGTACCGCGCCATGCTCAACGAGCAAGCGCGGATCCGCCAAGCCGCCGCCTCCGCCTTAGCCCAGTCCGAGCGCACCGTCCTCGGGCTCCAGGCCCAAACGCTGCTGACCGAACGGCAAATTACAACCGCCAAGGTCCAGCAGACCTCGGTCGACGAGCGCAGCATCTCCATCGCTCGCGAGCGCAACAAACTTCTCCTCGAGGAGTACCGCGCCGAACAACGCGTCGCTTCCGGCACGCTCGACCGCGCCAGCCGTGTCGCCGACCTCCGCCGCCGCAAAGCCCTGGGCGAGGAGCGAGGCAAACAGGCCGAATCCCTCGCCCTCGGCGTCGGCTTCCCCCTCCTGTTCGGCGGCGGCGTCGGCTCCGTTGCGGGTGCCGCAGCAGGCTCCTTCGTCGGCAGCGGCTTTGGGGGCCAGATCCTCGGCGGCGCCATCGGCCAAATTGCCGACCAGTTCGCCCAGGCCGCGGCAAAGATGGGCAGCGCCCTGCGCGACCCCGTCCAAAACTTCAAGGAGATCGCTGACGCCGGCCTACTCGCCAGCAAGAGCCAAGAGCGCTACATCCAAAAGTTGATCGACGCCGGCCGCGTTGCCGAAGCCTCCGCCCTCATCCAAGGCGAAATCATCAAAAAGATCGGCGTGCAGGGCATGAAAGACCTGCAAGGCGCCGGTGCGGCGAGCGACCGCCTGAACAAGTCCATGGCTGAGCTCGGCCTGCAAATGCAAGCGGCCGTCGCGGGCCCACTGGCCGACCTGCTCAACTGGGTCAACGGACTTGTCAGCGCAGCAAACAACAGCAGCCGGGTCCAGGTCCAGCAGCGCGATTTCCTAGCCGAAATTTCAAAGGACCCGACCCGCCGCAACGAGTACTTCCGCCGCAGTCAGGCCCTCATGCAGGCCAACGGTGGCGTCGTCGACAACGCCGCTCTGCAGCGCCTCCAACGCGAAATGCTGCCTGGGGGCATCCCCAAACAACTGCCAAAAGCGGGCTCAACCACCGAGTCCCAACAGCTGCGGGCCACCACCGCCGAAATGCAGGCCCAGGTCAACCTCGCCAGCAAACAGCTGGGCCTCGCCGGCCTCACCCTCGAGAAGGACGGCGCCCGTTACGTGCAAGCCGCCAAGGCCGTTGCCCTGCAGGAGTACGACAACCGCCTACTCGAAATCAAAAACAGCTGGATCGGCAAGATCTTTGACAGGGAGCAAAATCTGGCGCAGATCCGCGCCGCCAACCTCGAGTACAGCGCCAAACTCCGCGGCATCGACGCCCAGGTCGCACAAAAAGCAACTGCCGACAACAACAGCCTGCTTCAGCAAGAGCAGGCTCTGTTGAAGGTACGCTCTGACGCCTTAAACACCATCGTCCAATACAAGACGGCTGTCCTTGGCGAAGAAACAGGGTTAAAGACTCGACTTGAGCTCAACAAGACCATCGAGGACGTTAGACGTGCTGAGCTGCAAGTTGAGCAAGAACTAGCGATGCGCGAAGCTGCAAAGAATGGGACTCTGGAAACAACTCAGCGTGTGTACGCCGCCCGCAAGGCTCTACTCGAAATGATCCTCGATATCGAGGAGCAAACGACAGAGCAAAAGCACGAGCAACTGCGCATTGACAACGCAATCAACGAGAACAGAAAAACAGCGGCATTTGCCCAGCAAATGCAAGATGTGTTTAGTCAAGTCCCAACACGCCGCTCGGCGGTGGAGCAGCTGCAGTTCAATCAAGCAACGAGGCGCGGAAACCTTCTCAATCCAAAATTCCAGCAACTAGACGAGTTACAACAGCAGCTAGCTAGCAAGACACTGGACAAGAGCTCAGACAGAGCGATCCAGCTTCAAAAAGATCTGGCAAGAGTAAACGACGAAATTGGCAAGCTCACGACCGCTCTCAACTACCTCGATAGCCAAGAAACCGTTTGGATGCGCCAGCGTGGTGGGGTTGACGCAATGCACGACTCCGTAAATGGAGTCGGGGCAGCAATTAGAGACGGCTTAGGGCAAGCGCTGCTCATGGCTGTGGGCCAAACGGAGAACTTGGCACAAGCGATGCAAAATTTAGCGGCAGATGTCGCGGCAGCAGTTGGACAAATGCTGATCCTCAATGCGATCAAGTCAGGGCTCTCGGCCTTGGGTGGAAACGACGGCGTTGGCTTCTTCTCGATCCTTTCGGGCAATTTTGGGAAAAAGGCGGCTTCCGGCGCCTACTGGCCCGGCGGCTTCCAAGCCTTTGCCGACGGCGGCATGGTCACCCGCCCGACGATGGGCCTAGTCGGCGAAGGCGGCGAGTCCGAGTACATCATCCCCGCCAGCAAGATGCGCTCGGCCATGAACCGCTACGCATCGGGAGCCCGCGGCTCAGCCGTAATCCCCGCCGGCTCCGACAGCGGTGACGGCATGACCGCCACGATGACCGCTCCTGGCAGCATCGACGTTCGCTACACCGTCGAGCGGATCAACAGCGTCGACTACGTCACCGCCGATCAATTCCAGGCCGGTATGCGCCAAGCCGCCGCCCAAGGCGCCGCGCAAGGCGAGCAGCGCACGCTCCGCCGCCTGCAAACCTCCACCGGCACCCGCAAGCGCATCGGTATCTGATGGAACTCGCAATCGGCAACTTCATGACGCTGAGCCACAACGGCAACGTGCGCCAGCGTTTTCAAAACTTTTTTATTGCCCAAACAATCACCTACGAGTCAAACCAGTATGGGTTTCTGCCCTTTGGTTTCTCCGGCGTCACCGTCAACCGCACCGGCGACAACACTGATGCGAGCCTGCTGCTGCCCAACAACGCCCTGAGCCGCAACTGGGCAGTAGAGGCACTAAACGGACGATGGCTCGCCCAGTTGGACGTCGTCATTCTCGACCCGGACGACGCCACCAGCTTCAATCGCCTGCATCGCTACACCGGAATGATTGCCAGCGGCAGTTGGCGTGAGGTCGAGCTCAGTCTCACACTCAACACGGTCTTAGACGCAGTCGGGGCCGACGTGCCCCAACGCCGTCTCACGCAGCGCCTCATCGGCAACATCCCAGCAACCAGCGGTGTCCGCCTCCAGTGACCTGTACTCACTCGTGGGTCGTCCCTACCGGCGCGGGGCAGATGGCTCGAGCTCGGAGATCGACTGCATCCACCTCGTCTATCACGTACTCGCCGCGCTCAACATCTCGACCCCTCAGTTCAACGAGGGTTGGTACACAGCCAGTGCCCGCCAAATTGCACGGGATCTACTTCGCTGGGGCCATCGCATTAAGCACCCTCAGTACGATGGAGACGTGTTGCTACTCGACAGCGACGCTTGGGCATTTGCGGTGACATGGCAGAACGGCATCCTGTACATCAACCGCTACTCCAACCGGGTCGCCTGGTCTCCGATCTCGATGTTTACCGGCCGACGCTGCTTCCGTTCGAGAGGCAGCTGCTTGAGCTGACCGGACTTACAGAGGAGCAATACCGCGAGTTCTGCATTGAAGCCTGGCGGCGCAGCAAGGTTCGTCCCGCGGCCTACGACCACATTCCCGACATTCGCTGTGATCCGGCGACACAGACCGCGATCATTGTCAGCCTCATTGTCGGTGCGCTTTCTACCGCGGCGTCATACCTGCTGATGCCCAAGCCCAGTGCTCCTCAGTACCAAAGCCAAGACACCCAGCAACGCACGCTCGAAAGCATCCTCGGCAACCAACGCTTCACCCCGACCTACGGGTTCAACAGTCAAGCCGAGCTCGCGAGCTACGGCGAGCCAATCCCCCTCGTATTTGGAAAGTGGACCGGCAGTAGCGGCGGCCTCCTCGTAACTCCAAAACTCGTCTGGAGCCGAATGTTCAGCTACGGGCGTGAGCAAGGCATCAAGCTGCTTTTCGTTGTAGGTGAGCAAGGAACCTTTGTCGACACCAACGTTGGGGGGTTTGGCATCCAACCTCACCCTGCGCTCTCTGGCATTTTTGTAGGCAACGGCGTCCTAGACGCCATCTATGAACAGACTTTCGCTTTCTACTGGAAGCCCAACACCAACCTGGGCTCTCGTGTAAGGGCCAGCTTCGGCAACCTCAAATACGGCAGCCGCGGCGCTTTGGCCTCAGGCGATCCCGACAGCAATGACGACATCTACAGCTGCCCCGTCGGTGACGAACTGGTTTCCCCAGCTTTTTGCGCTGCCCACAGCCTCAGCAACAACAGCGAGTTCGGCTGCTACGCACCCATTGCCAACGGCTCAAACTATCGCGTTAACTGGCGGGTTATCTCAATCCTTCACCAGCCAAACCAACGCGACGATCCCGGGGAGAACCTCACCTACGAGCGCGTCAAGATCGCGGGCAGCCAGAACGATCAGGGTTGGACCGATGAAGGGGACGACGGCGGCGGATACCGCAGCGTCCGCCCCCTCGGCATGAGCGGCACCGGCCGCAACTACAGCCGCCGCATGGGTCTAACCGCCCTCAACGGTGAAACCGTCTCCGACAGCGTTGGAACCTTGGTGCGACCGGCCAATGTCGGGGACATTGCCACCTTCACCATTGATGGCGGCAAGATCCGCGAGGACATCTACAAAGGCCCGAACCGCGAGGTCAGCGTCGACGACATCAACGACGCCACCGAAGAAATGCGCAACGCCGCTGACGACGCCATGCAAGTCGGCGAGCTCTTCATGATCGGCCGCACAACCTGGCAGGTCATCAGCCGCAGCCTGCCGATTTGGCGCCTGAGCGACGGCAAGACCCAGACCATCAAGCTCAAGTGCATTGACGTCAATCCACCCGCCAACAACAACATCGGCCTTGTCTCCAACCGGATGATCACCGCCGACTACTTGAGCGACAGCCTCGATACCACTGCATCCAACCAATACAACGCAGGTGCGGCCTTCTTCCCGCTCATGAAGGTGTCCAAAGCCACTGTGCGCAACACCCGCGCCTGTGACGCCACCGAAATTGGCATCCGCAGCAACGTATTCCAACGCCTAAACGGACTTTGCAACTTTCAGTCGATCCCCTCGCCCGAGCAGCTGAAGAGCCTTGAGAGTCAGCGGATTTCACTGACTTCCGGCACCGTCAACGCATACATCGCCCGCTCCTCGGTCTTCACGATCTTTCTCCGCCCCGCTGGCGTCGACGAATCGGGTAACGAGTACACCTGGCAACCCCTTGGCGAGCAGTTCTGCATCATCGGCAACGAGCCCCGCGAGCAGTACAACTTCA